CTCCTGAGTAAGTGTTATTAGCACCTGAAGGGTTAGAAGACACGTTAGATTGTGGTACGTTGTTAGACATCATGATAGGGATACCTGCAACTTGTGTTACTGTACCTGCTGCAACAGAACCATTACCCTGTGGGTTAAAGTCTGTATTCATAACTCTGGTAGCAGACTCAGGAATCTTATAAAATTCCGCAGGTGGCAACACACAGAATCTATCTGTGCTTGGAATGTCACGAGTGTCAAACTCTTGAGCTATATCATAGATAGCTGCAACCAGTTCATCGCCAGTTACGTTAGCTGAAGCTGTATTACCAGAAGGTAGTGTTAGAACTAGACCGCCATCTTCGCCAGTAATAGTAGCTGACGCACGACTAGCATTAGCGATTACCTTCGCTACGTTTTGATCGTATGTTTTGGCAAGTGCCTTTCCAAGCTCAGAAGAATAAGTTGCACGAACATCATAGTGATTCTTCAATTCATCGAGCCGCGCGACCACAGCTTGGGCGATTAACATATCGTCAATATTTATCAAAACCTCATTAGCTTTGATTTGGTTCGCCCCTACGAGGGGGGTGCCTATCGTATGATACGCTGCTGTGGCTGTACCAATTTTGGGGAAACTTGCCGATTTGCCAGAAGCAATAGTTCTGACAGAATGTAGTTGCTCGTTGAAAATATTATTCTGGGCAAAACTTGTAAGAACCTCTCCACTAAATACTTTAAGAAAAAGCTCATCGAAATTTGTACCCGAATTATTGACAAGTCCGAGCCTACTTACAGTCGCATTAGCCATCTGTTTAGTAAGTTGTTGTGAATAATTTTTGTACTAACTCGTTTCTACTTATCTTTCTTAAAGCGTTATCTGACGTATCAGGCACTTTAATATTTGA